GAGCGGGGGGCGGGGAGGGGGTCGTCACCAAGACGGGCCATTATAGGACTGGGCGAAGGTCGCCGTCAACAAAACGGAACAATTGGGGAAGGGAACATTCGCCCCCCGCCCTGTCACTGATAGCTCCACAAACCCCGCAGCTGCACCGTGAGGTACATAAGGGGTAGGGGCAACTATCAGCAACACGGGTGGTTGGGCTATGTTCCCTAACGCCATTCGTCCGCCTCCGGACACCTGCACCATCCCGACCGCAGAAGGGTCGGGGAAAACAGGCTGCACGCGGAGCGAAGTGACGGAGTAATGTGAGCCGTAAGGCGCACAAGCACGGAAGTCGTTCAGGCTAATGGGCAGCCTGACTCGATTGTCCTTTGCCTCGTTGCCAACAACATTGTAAGTGATGCTGAACGAGGGGGATTTGCTCGGGGCAGGGCCCAAGGCCGCCTTTGCCTTCTTCCGGTTTTTCCGACGCCGGTTTTTACCGGGTTGGGGTTGTTGCTGTTGCACTGGGGTTTGAGTTGACAACATAGTTGTATCATCTTTTAAAACCGTATCCGGTTTAAAGACTGGGATTGGCTCCCTAAACTCACGCCTACCACCGGTCTCCAATGGTCTGAGATAGTGGCCGGCGAGTAACCGCACTGGCAAATACTGCGCCATCGCCTGAATCCATTCAGGGTCATTAGCCATGCTAGCGCTATTGGCCTGTATTAACCTTTTACACCAACCATCCACAATCGGAAAGGCATCAGTGAAGAGTATATACTGGCGTATAGCACAAGCCCTAGCAAGGCGCTTAGCGTAATCACTCGCTTTGCAGGAGCGAATCAGCAACGAGTACACGTGCTTCCAACCATCCTCTGGGGCAAACACTACGTTCTCGCCCACCGTCACAAAGCGTTTCTTTAAGAAACTTAGTTCCATGAGAGGCCGAGATTCGAGATTCTCATCTTTCACCTCGACCCCCCACTTAGCCAAGCTAGCACGAATGCTTTTCCCATTAAAACGCCCTATGGCAGCCTCGGCTACTGTCATAGTGTTATCATCACCATAGAGCACAAGGGCTACTGATGCCTTGAAAGAGACATAGTTAGCCTGCGGAGTTCCCTCAAAAGAG